CTTTAGCAACAGTATTAGCTGATACGATCCAATTATTGTTTGCGTCTAATTTTGCACCGTATGCAAGTGTTTGGTCAAGAAAACCAATTTCGCCGTTATTTGAATAGAGTGTACCATTATTACCAACTCCATCCATGTAAATAAATGCGCCTGTAGATCCGTCCCCTATAGTAAGTGTTTGTTCAATTGTAATATTACCGGTTGCGGTATCATCTGCGTCTGAACGTAAGAATTGATCTGCCTCTAAGCCGTCAACTGTATCCGAGTCAAATCCATTTCCTGAACCCTCGTCGGCTGTTGTAATAATACGACCTAAATCTGTCCCAGCTGAAATAAGTTTAAACCAATCATTACTTTCATCCCATAATACAGATGAGTTTGCTGATGTACCACGATTAACTTCCCAGCCAGCATTTGCTGACGGCGCACCTGTATGATTACTATTAAGAGTAAGAATATTATCTTCAATTAATACGTTTTGTGTATTAAGTGTAGTTGTTGTACCGTTAACAGTCAAGTCACCTGTGATAATCAGGTTTGCATTCATCGTGTCGTCAACGTCAGATCTTAAGAATTGTGATGCTTGTAATCCGTCAAGTACATCTGCGTCTAAACCTGATCCTGAGCCATCATTATTTTCGTGCCAAATTGTATAGCTATTAACAGTTGGGTCTGATTTAAAATCAATTTGCGTTGAAGTAATCTCAAACTTAACTGTGTTTGAATATAAGAATTTTAAACCTGCGGTACTATCATAAAAGATAATACCATTATCTTGTTGACTGTTTACAAGTTTATATGCGCCTTGAAATGGGTTTGTAATTTCAAGTGAGTCAGAGTCGCCTTGAAATTTTGCAAGCTTTGGAGTATTGAGATAACCTGCGGTATTTTTAACTTCAAGAGAAAAGGTTGAACCTGTTGCTTGAGTTATAACCGTATCACCAGTAACAAGCGCCGAACCTGTAACCTGAAGTCTTTCACCTGTATCTGTCGTGGATCCAATAATAACATCTTGTTCAGTCAAGAGACCATTCTTGACTACAAATTTCTTGCTGGCCATTCGGTTCACTCTCCCCAGTTTGGCTTTTATTTTTTAGTTATTTATACGTCAATAAGTGTTGCGACGATATAGTAAGTAGTTGAAGTAGACGAAGCTGGTGTTGCCTGAATTCTTACATCACCTGAAGCTTGAGTTACGTCATATGTTGCTAATTCATTTGAAGTTGCCATTGAAGCAAACTCAGTTCCATATGCAGTTGACCCATCGTGCACAACCAACAATTTTGTAATATGACGATCGGATCCTTGTTTTGCCGTGATTACAATTTCAGCGGATCCATAATCTGCCATAGCAAAATCAAAAATTGTTTGTGCAAATACTGTAGTAGAAGTATAAGTTGAGTTGTGAAGCCTTGATTGATTTAATTCAAGTTCAGAATTTGACAGAATCAAATTGCCTGTCATTGTATCGCCGGTAGCATTTACATATCTTGTATCAGCGGTAGCTAGATCTAAATAATTTCTAACACCTTTTGTGACACTTGTAATATGCCCAAAATCATCAACATCAATTGAGTCTACAAACTCTGTAAATCCTAATGCCACATTAGCTTGAGATGACGTATCATCGTGTGATATTGTTACATTAGCCGTTAATGGACCGCCGCCTGTTAAACCTGCTCCTGAAAGTACTTGAATTGTTTGTGCAACAAATAATCCATCGGATTCTGTTTCCGTATAATAACGACCGTCAAGATCGGTTGATGTAACCGCTAGCGTGTGACCATAAGTATCAAATGTTATTCCTGTTACTACATTGCCGCCTGACAAAGAGGTATTTGCAACAGATGAAGTATCAGCGTGTGATAAATTAATAGTTGTAGGACCGGTATCGTTTAGATTAAATTGACCTGTACCAAGCAAGCCATTGTTTGCTGTAATTGTAACTAAACCATTACCGACACCAGCGGATGCAGTATTTGCGGCTTGTGCCAAAATATCAGAAGCATGTAATCCGTCAAGAAGATCGGCATCAAGTCCTGAACTTGTACCATCATTAGTAATATCAAAGAAACCTAGAGCACGGATGTCTGCGGCCGTTTGGTCGGCAGTAGCACCAACTTCAATACCGTCTAATTTTGATCCATCGGCGGCAACATCCCGGCCATCAACAAGCCCAGAAACAATTATGTTACCGTTAACTGTTATTTCGTCAAAAGTATCAATAACTGTGTTATATACAGAACCGTCGGAAGTTGAAATAGATAATGTGCTATTACTCGTTGCCCAGGTTACTCCTGAAACACCGGCAACAGCCGCTGTATTTGCTGATGTAATACGACCGTCTTCATCAACTACGAGAACAGGTACTTGTGACGATGAACCGTAAGTACCAGCTGTTACACCTGTATTTGCCAACTCGGTGGTAATAGACATAACACCTGTGTTTGTAAATGCGGTTCCTGTTACTTTTCCTGTTAAAGTTAAATCAAGTGATGATGCTGGTACGTTTGTGAAGTTATTGTAATCAAGATAATAAGTACCTTCTTGTCCGTCCAACAAATCGGCATCAAGATTTGTTCCCGTTCCATCAACCGTAATAAGTGCGGCGAGTATTTCTGCTGCGGTCTGATCTGCCGTTGCGTTTACTTCAATGCCATCAAGTTTTAATCCATCAGCCGCAATATCACGGCCGTCAACTAAACCTGCAACTGTTATATTGTTTGCTGATATGTCATTAAAACTATTGATAACAGCATAATAATTCGTTCCATCTGATGTATTTAGAATTAGTGTATTGTTTGCCGTTGTCCAAATTAGGTCCTGTACACCTCCTACAGCTGCTGTATTCGCTGCTGTAATGCGGCCATCTTCATCAACTGTAATGACAGGTATTGCAGAGCTTGAGCCATAAGTTCCAGGTGTTACACCTGTATTCGCAAGTTCTGTAACAAGATCAATTATGCCAGCATTTGAAGTAGCAGATCCTGTTATATCACCAGTTAAGTTAAGAGTAATAACCGAAGCAGGAACGTTTGTAAAGTTATTATAATCAAGATAATAAGTGCCTTCTTGACCATCTAACAGGTCAGCGTCTAAACCGGTGTTTGCGCCGTCAACTGTTTTAATAAGATCAAGAATGTCTTGAGCGTGTGGTGATAATTCTTGTATTTCACCAAACGTCGTATTACCTGATTTAAAGAATACTTTACCATCAGCTGTGTTGATAGCAACTTCACCAAAATCAAGTTGTGCCGTTGTTGGCACATTACCTGGCACAGAACTCCTGCGCAGCTTAATTGTTGTTGACATATCTATGTCCTTTTGTTATAGTAGGTATATACCTAAAAAGTTCCACCATCAATCTCGTTTACAGCAATAGAAACTGTTCCTGCGGTTACGGTTGTATCTACACCGTCTGTACCTTGGAACGTCAAACTTTGCCCGAGAGTAATTTCTGTATTTGCACTAGTTTCATCTACGATTGTAAAAGACGGATTGGCAAGTTTAGCATTTGTAACCCCGCTATCCTTAAGCTGTAATGTATCAGCTACAATTTCAATTCCTACATCATCTACGTTAACAGAAAAATCTGTTCCTGTTAAAGTTAAACCATCACCGCCTGTATAAGTACCTGCACCTGAGAACTGATACCAAACTATATCATCGCCAATTGCGAATGTTTCAGAATCAGCAACAGTTGCAACATATCCTGTATTACGGTTAACTGTACCATCAGTAACAAATTGGAATGAACCTGGAATTTCAGAGTCTTCGTTAAAATATTCACCTCTTGTTAATACCCAAGGTGTACTACCATCGCCAACAGTTGTTAATTCATAAGCACCGTTTTCATCTTCATTTGTTTGATCTTTAACAAGTACTCTATCTCCTACAGACCAAGAGGTTACTCCATCGAGACTAAACGCCCCATTTGATTGAGCAGTAAGAGTTCCGTTTACAAGACTATATGTTGCACTAAGATCTGCTGTTGTTGCGGCAAGCGCAGCAGGAATAACTCGAAGTCCTTGGGCAACAGCATCAACATATGCTTTAGTAGCTGCATCTTGCCCACTTGTTGGATTTACTACATTTGTAATTCTTGCATTATCAACATCAATAATATTATTATCAGAGCTAATTTGATTTGAACTAAATGTAAGATTTGCAACATCTAATTGAGTTTCAACTTCAATTTGTTTTAAGAATGAATCTGTACCGGCTGGATGTAAGAAATACGTTGTATTATCAGTATCAACAAATCTTTCGGCTTCAACATCTCCACCTTCTACATAAAAATTTCCGTTATCTTGTCTGCCATAAAACGCATAGTTAAATGTGTTATTAAGCATACCAACTTTATTACCGTCAGAATACAAATAAGCTGTACCTTGAGAACCTGACATTAAAATTTGAGCTGCAGTTTGTTGGAAACCGATGTTTAATGAGTTAAATCTTGATTGTCCAGCTGGGTCAGCATAAAAATCTGTATCATCTCGGTCAACAAAACGTGGTGCTGAAATATCATTTGTAAATGAGTCGCCAGTAATGTTTGCATATCTTGCGTCAAAGAAGTTAATATCAATTGCGACGTTCGCAACAGATCCTGTCGCGGGAGTGTGAGAAACAGTTAATCCTGTACCTGCATTAAGATCTTCAACATAGTTATGAGTAATTACAAAATCAAGTTTGTCATTAGGGTCATCGTAAGTTACGCTAATACCTGATTGAAAACTGTTATTTGCGGCGCCGCCTTGTAGGCTAACCATTTGACCGATAAGGTCATGCACGGTTTCCGTAAAGTCAGGAATTGCGTTTGCCTGTAGTTCAACTGGAATGTCGGTAGCAAATGTAATACGCCCAGTGTCGTCAATTGTGATCCGCGGAGTAAATCCGTCTTGCCCATATTGTCCAGCACTAACACCAGTTGATTTAATTTCAATTCCAATTTCGTTATTTGCGCTATCTTCAGAATTATATGTAACACCAAGACCTTGTCCAAGAATAATTGTAGGATCATTAATTAGGTTTACTTGGTTATAAGTATTAGCGCCATCTTCAAGAGTTAGATCTGAAGTGAATGATGTTTGTAAATAACCTAAAGATACTGCGTCAGTATTAGCTGTTGGATCCGCAAGACCTGTAAGTTTAAAACCGTTTACACTAACCGCGTGAGTATTCGATGATGGTTCAAGAATTAGATTACCGTTAGCTGAAATTATTTTCTCGCCAACTGTAATTTTTCCATTGACATTCGTGTCGCCTGTTGTATAATCAATTAAGAATTTTGATAATCCTGATCCAAATGCAAATTGTCCATTAGATTGTATTTGTAGGCGTTGAGTTCCAGCAGTATAAAAATCTAATTCATTGTTGTCTGCACCAGGTGAAGATTCAGCAACAATATAAGTATTTTGGTCAACATCAATTACCCCACCTAAACCAGTCCAAGCAGTTCCGTTATATGCTTCAAACCTTGCATCTTCTGTATTATAACGGATCATTCCTTGTTCTGCAGTTGGACGTTCTGATACGTTACCGACAGGAATAATTAAACCACCTGTTGAATTAGAATCAATAACATCAGCAGTTAAAGTAATTCTATCAGCAGAATTTTTAAGTTCAGTAATATATGCAGTACGCCAATCTTTTGTATTAGAACCAAGATCATATGTATTTGTTGCATCAGGAATTAGATGACTATCAAAATCAGCAGTAACTGTAATTGCATCAGTATCGGCATCACCGATTGTAATATTCCCACCAATAGTAACATTGCCTGTTACGTCTAGACTACCCGCGATTGCGGTATTACCTGTAGCAAAATCTATTGTGAATTTATTTAAACCGTCACCAAATTGGAACTGACCGTTTGAGTCAATTTGATTTCTTAATGTGCCAGCTGTAAAGAATTGAATTTGGTCATTATCATCGCCGCTATTTGTTTCCGCAACAATTTTTGTATCTCGGTCAAGGTCAATTACTGAACCTGCAATTGAACTCCAATAACCTGTATTATCAAATCCTTCAAATCTATTATCAGTTGTGTTATAACGGATCATCCCGGTTTGAGCCGCAGGTCTTTCTGCTGTTGTACCTTTTGGGAATTGAATTGCACCGGTTAAATTAAACTCTGCAACTTGACTATGACCTAATATAATATCGTCGTTAATTGTGATAGAAGTATTTGCTTCAATTGTTTTATCGGAGTTAATAATTAAAGCTTGTAATCCACCAACAAAAAATTTCAGTTCATCGTTATCTGCATTTGATGCGGTTTCTGCTTGAACGAAAGTATCTTGGTCGGTATCAATAGTACCTCCAAGTCCTGCCCACGCTGTGCCATCATAACCTTCAAACCTTGAGTCGGTTGTATTGAAACGCAACATACCTTGTGCAGGTTGTGTTCTTTCTGCCAAAGTACCTGAAGGCAATGTAAGACCACCTGTGCCAACAATTGTTAAAACATTATCAGGCGTTGTGATTGTGTCTAAAATTTGTTGTTCATTTACGCTAAACTCTGTACCAAGAATAGATAAACCTTGCCCAGCTGTAAATGTTCCTACACCTGCAAACTGTACCCAACTAATTGAATTTACGTTAATTTCAAAAGTTTCGGCATCTTGTACTGTTGCCACAAAACCTTTATTTTTGTTTACGATACCATCGGTGACATATTCAAATGATCCTGGGATTTCAACGCTATCGTTATTAAATTGAGATCTACCAAGAATCCATTCTGTATTTGCAACAAGTCCACCAACTTGTATAATATCGTATGAACCGTTTTCAACTGGGTTTGTTTGATCTTTTACAAGAATTTGAGATCCCAAACTAAAATCAGTAACACCATCAATATTTAGATCTTGAGGTGGTAAAGTAAGCGTTGCAGTAACTGTACTGTTTCCAGAATCAAACGTACCGTTAAGATTAGCTGTAGTTCCTGCAAGTGCAGACGGTCTTACAGCAAGTCCTTGTGCAACATTGTCAACATATCTTTTATTTGTTGCATCTGTTGGCTTTACAGGGTCTTGAATAATTAAGAGGCTAAGTTCAAGTGCTTCAAGTGTATCGCCAAGGTAGTTAACAGATACTGCATCATATGCACCAATAGGATCACGTACGTTCGTAATTCTATGGTTTGTTGCATCAATAATTCCATCAACCGATGGCTGTAATTGAATGTCACCAGGAGATGCAATTGTATCAGTACTGATTGTAAGATCGCCAACTTCAACAAGATTCAATCCGCGGAACTCGTTAGTTGATCCACCAAGAGTAATTGCGGTATTACCAAAAGTTATTTGGGCGGAACTGATAACAGCATTTGCTGATAAAAAATTCGTTGGGTTAAGAGAAAGGTTCTCGTTGCCAATAATGTGTCCAAATTGGTCAACACTTATATTTCTTATAAATCCTAAAGATGAGTTTGTTGTATTAGCAAAACTTGAAGTATCCGTATGCGATATAACAACATTTGCGGTTTCAGTTTGTGAACTATAATTAGGAGTAATATCAAGTCCTGCGCCTACACTAATATTCGCAATATAATTACCGATTGTATCCGTACCCAATACAACTGAGTCAGGAACAATAATAGGTTTCTTTTCACCTTGTGTAATTATAGGACGGTTAGTAGACTGCTTTGGGACGGACCGTATATTCCTTGAGCCACCGATCTTGACCTTAATGCTCACCGATTATACCTCCGTGACAGTTGATACTACAAAAGCTAGCCCTTCAACTATCTTTGACATCTCCCCGGTAGTTTTTCGCATTAACACATCATATTGGTATTTCCCAGGTTTGAGGGAACTTGTTACGTCTGCATCGAGCAGTAGAGTAACATCGTTATTTGCTGATTTTTCTATATCAAAATCAGCGACTGATAATTCTGAGTACATCTTTTTCATTGAAGAAAAGAAGTCATAAGTTGAGATGCCGAGTTCTTGATCGTCTGCATCAAATAGATCAAAGCTGATACGAAAGTCAGAACCTTGATCTATATAAATGTTTGCGCGTGATGCCATTGTTACAATCTCTTCTATACTATTTCTTTTATTTATAATTTTGGAATTAGTTTTAAATAAGAAAGGGGGCACATAGCCCCCTCTTTAAGTTCAATGCAAGGGCAAGTTATTTGTTATCAAGACGCTCCTTTAAGTCTTTAACAGCTTCAATAAGTACGGCAACAATGTTTCCATAAGAAACTGTTTTCCATCCATTGACGCCTCTTTCAACAACTTCAGGCAATACCTTTTCAATTTCTTGTGCAACAACACCGATCTCACGATTACCGGTACCAATTCTATCAAACTCAACACCGCGCAAGCTTAAAACTTTTTCAAGTGCGTTTTCAATTGTATTAATATTTTCTTTTGTTGCTACGTCAGAAGTTGAATTGAAGTTTGTTGCTGACATTGTACCACCAGATGTCAGTGCTGCAATACCTGTACCGTTACTGCGGAACGCAAAATCAATACCAGTATCCATATCTATAACCATATCAAGCGACGCTTGTTCAAAGAAGAAGTCAGCACCTGAACCGGTACCATAGTGTAATTTAACTCCAGTATAGAATGTCAAATCACCTGCGGTTTTTGCATCGGCTACAGCAGCCTCGAGGAAGTCACCTGAACCTCCGTTGATTGTACCTGTTACGACAAGGTTACCAGCAACTTCAAGGTTTTCAACTGTTAATTCATCAATGTTAGCTTGATAGAAGAAGTTGCTTTCTGAACCTGGGTTAGGTGATAATGTTGCATAAAGAGGTCTTGCGCCACCACCTGATTGAGTAAATGTCATGAACAGCGGAGTACCTTGAAGTGTACTTGTATATACGTCAAGCGTTGTAATTGCTGTCGCATCAGAGTCACCTTGAATACCCTGAACACCTTGTGGTCCTGGATCGCCATTAGCACCCTGTGGACCTTGCGGACCGTCGTTACCTTGGAACCCGTCGGTACCTGAACCTTGTACACCTTGTGGACCTATATCGCCTTGTACACCTTGATAACCTTGAACACCTTGGTTACCAGCTCCAGCAAAACCTTGAGTACCTGGGTCACCTTCTGGACCTTGCGGTCCTTGGAAACCTTGAACGCCTCCGCCACCGCTAACACCTTGTGGTCCAAAATCACCTTGAACACCTTGGATACCTTGTACACCACCTTGCCCAGCTCCACCAACAGCGCCCTGAATACCAGGACCACCTTGGATACCTTGGACACCCTGTGGACCAGCACCACCAATACCAGTATCACCTTGGATACCAATGAAACCTTGAATACCTTGAGTACCTTCTCCACCTTCGTCACCGGATCTACCTTGTAGACCTTGAGTACCTTGTGGACCCTGAGCACCTGTTGCACCAGCACCTAAGGCACCTTGGATACCTTGAACACCTACACCATCATCACCTTGGATACCTTGTGGACCCTGAGGACCTTGCATACCTTGTACACCAAATCCACCTTGTGCGCCAATACCTTGGATACCTTGAACACCTTGGATACCAGCACCAGTTGTACCTTGAATAGCAGAACCTTGGATACCTTGTGGACCTTGTGCACCAAATCCTGCAGGACCATCGTTACCTTGGATACCTTGCGTTCCTTGGTCTCCTTGAACACCTTGAACACCTTGAGAACCTGATGCACCTACACCGCCAATACCTTGCAGACCTTGTGCACCACCGTCACCTTGGAGACCTTGTAGACCTTGAACGCCTTGGTTACCTTGGAAACCATTTGCGCCATCAGCACCTTGGATACCATCAGTTCCTTGAGGACCTTGTAAACCTTGGATACCTTGAGCACCAGCACCTGCAGCACCTTGTGCACCTGTGTTACCTTCATTACCTTGAACACCTTGGATACCTTGAAGCCCATCATCACCGTCAGTACCTTGTAAGCCTTGGATACCAGTTGTACCCTGCAAACCTTGCACGCCTTGAACACCTTGGAAGCCGCGATCACCAGTTCTTGCAAAAGTAATACGAACATCACGTGAGTTTGGAAACGAAGTAACAGATCCTGCTAGGAAAGTAACTCCTAAGCTGAAGTATCCTGAACTTTCGTTAACTGTATTAATTTCATACGCAACGTAGTTACTTGTTGTAATACCATCAATAACTCTTAAGTGACCTTTTGGTGAACTTGTAGGATCTCCGACAGTACGTAAGAATGATTGAATATCTGTAAAGTTATCATCACGGTCGTCAATATAAAGTGCGCCTGCAAGAGCAAGGTTAGCATTGTTGAATTTAAGAATACCAACACCTGGGTCTGTTGCGTTTGTATCTGTGCTAAAGGTATAATCAAATGTCATACCACCAAATTCACCGGCAGGACCTAACGAACCTTGAACACCTTGGAATGCCTGTGGTCCTTGTACACCTTGGACGCCTTGAAGTCCTTGTACACCTTGTAATCCTTGAACTCCTTGTACACCTTGAACGCCTTGAGTACCTTGTGGGCCAAGATCCGAAGTATAAATGACATTACCCATTTGAGCATGGATAGTACATTGATAATAAAGAGTTGCAGGTGCGTTATATGGTACACGGAAATAAATCAGTCCGTTCTGAGTACCGTTGTTTGTAACACCTGTATTATATTGAGCACCGCCATTTGAAACTCTAATCTCAAATGGGTGACCTGTCGCGTTTACGTTAAAGATATAAGTAAATCCGCGAATTAGGTGTAAGGGTGGATCGTTTACGCCATCAATTTGATAATCTGATGCACCGTTATTAATAACTGTAAATTCACGAGCACCTTCATTACCTTGAAGACCTTGTAATCCTTGAACGCCTTGAACACCTTGATAAGCTTGTGGACCTTGTACACCTTGAATACCTTGAAGGCCTTCGTCACCTTGTAAACCGGTATCACCTTGAAGACCTTGGAAACCTTGAGTACCTTGAAGACCTTCATCCCCTTGTACACCTTGGACTCCTTGTGTACCTTGCATTCCTTGGAAACCCTGTGTTCCTTGTAAACCCTGAACTCCTTGAATTCCTTGAATTCCTTGAGTACCCTGATTACCTTGAACACCCTGAGTACCTTGAATACCAGTTAAACCTTGAATACCTGTTGTCCCTTGCGGGCCTTGAACACCTTGTACACCAATAGGTCCTTGTGGAACAAAACTAATGTGTGTTCTTGGACCGTGGGTTGCGTTAACTTGTGTATCCCAGTTTGTAACGTTACCATCTATATAGTTTACGTTAAACCAACCCCAGTTTTGACTTACGCTATCCCAAGTAAAATTAGTGATTTCATACATTGAATAATGGTGGCCACCAATTCCGCTTGCACCTAATGCCCTGCTCTTAATAACAATATGACCCTTAAGCGGGCCAGGAGCAGCGTCAAGATAATCAAAGAAGTCATCAATTTCTGTTGAAAATTGATCTTCAGGAATATCATCAATCGTAATAATTGTTGCAAGTTCTGGGTTTTGGTTATTGAATTTGAAGTTATTTGCGCCTGGATCCGTTGTAGCAATTACGTTATTCGCAAAGTTCCAATCAAAAGAAAAACCGCCATCAATACCAACGTGTCCTTGAACTCCTTGAACACCCTGAACACCTTGATAAGCTTGAGGTCCTTGTACACCTTGCACTCCCTGAACGCCTTGTACACCTTGAACACCTTGATAAGCTTGAGGTCCTTGTACACCTTGAATACCTTGGTCACCTGATACGCTAAACGCAACGATACAAGGTAGGGAAATATATGTACCTGGGTTAGAAGGTAAATCTTCGTAAACAAAATCTTCTTTAACACCTACACCGTTAACATAAGTAACGTCGAGTTCTTGATATACGCCGTCATCCGTAAAATCTTGAATTGTAAAGATAATATATTTGCTAGGATTATCACGCAATGTGATTTTCATATATGCTTTATTTACAGAAGTTGACGTATCCATAGAAGCGAAATAATTCGCAAGATCTACATTAAAACTGTCAGACTCACTTATCCAAATTTTTGTAGCGCCAGAAAATGATCCTGTATCAGCCGTAGGCGAATTGAAACGCATAAATCCTGAACCTGGGTTAGCTTCAGAAAATTGCTCAGATACGTTATATTGAACAACCATTCCTGAGTCATCGCCAGGAAAACCCTGAAAACCTGTATCACCTTGAGTACCTTGGACACCTTGGTAAGCTTGCGGACCTTGGACACCTTGAAGTCCTTGCAAACCTTGAACACCTTGTAACCCTTGGACGCCTTGAAGTCCTTGTACACCTTGAATGCCTTGTAAACCTTGAACACCTTGGATACCTTGAATACCACGTTGACCTTGTAAACCTTGAACGCCTTGGAAACCACGATAACCTCTAGTACCTTGGATACCTTCCTGACCCAAAATACCTTGAACACCTTGAGAGCCATCAGTACCTTGAAAACCTTGGACACCACGGAAAGATCCAATATTTACCCAATTTGTACCGTCATAAATCCAAAGCTCATCATCAGCTTGGTCAATAACACCTTCGCCAATATTAGCAGATGGAAAGGCGGCATTTAAGGTGGCCTGGGGGTCACCACCCGAGTCCACATCAGCAACTGATCCAATGATTGTAAAACCAGGACCATAATCACCTTGAACGCCTTGGACTCCTTGAGTACCCTGATTACCTTGAACACCCTGCGGCCCAGTACCCATATCTTGCCATTGAGTACCGTTTGAGTATTTCATCGTGCCATTATCGGCATATACGATTGAGCCCTCAAACGGGGCTGGATCCAATCCTATTGGAAATGATTGTGGGATACCATGACCGAGGGTAACGGTTTTCCCACGTAATGTCTTAAATCTAGTCGACATCATATTCCTCCGCTTGACCTAATGTAAATGATATAGTTGCATCAATAGTTGTATTTGCGCTAGATTTAATCTCAAGAGTATCTCCTGACGCAAAGAATTGCCCGTTCAGTGGAAGCGGAATTGTATCATATCCAGGGACTGGCATATTACTTATCAACATAAAATTTGTATTTTCTACAAATCTATATATCTTTACATCGATGTTTGCGGTTGAGGCTGTTTTATTTGTTACAATAAGTGGAGATATCACCTCGCCAACACCCGGTTCAATTGTGGTTGACCCACCGAATACCAGTTCAGGAACTTTAAACTGAGGAACTGTAATAAGTTCTTTATAGTTTGTTGTCACCTCAAAACTTTTGGCAATAGGCAGGGCATCGGGCGCCTGAGTTGTGACGATAATCGTGATACCTGTATTTGAGTCTACATATGATGTATATGACATTTTCTGTGTCCTTTGTCGTTTATACTACAGCTCTAGAGTTTGAAGCTCGTCTTGCAAGTTTACGAACCGATGAAGTAAACGGTCGGCCCTCAATCCTACCTGTTCTACCGTTAATTCTCAATCCTCTTGCAAAGTATTGGTTATTCAATTCGTCTGCTCCTGACCAACGTACTCTACCGCCATCCTCAGAGAGGACAGAGGCGATGGCAGAAATTGGCAGACCAAGGTTTCTAAAGTTAATCGGCAACGCATTTCTGTTAACACCGGCCGATGCACCGTTAAACTGGTGCGCAATTGATTCAACAAGTGATCCAAAGTTCAATGTTGTTGGTCTTAATACTGAAGCTTCAAGAACATCTACAAATAGACCATCAATCATGTCATCATGATCTGTATCTGGTGTGTAGTTATTCTTAATATAGTTTTTCATTCTTTCCCATGATTTATAGAAGACATACAACAAGTCTGTGTTGTTAGCTCCATCATTCACCCATGTTGTTCCATTCCAATAATATATATCGCCGGCGTAACGGTTGCCAGTATAGTCAGTTGAAACAATGTATGCATGATTTGGTTTTTGACCTGTTATAGCTGATAGTGCTGTTAAGTTTTCTAATGTACCTTGGAAACTCAATCCTGCTGTTGTTGCGTTAAATACTGGGAACACATGACGACCTTGATAATCAAAGAATGCCGCTGCATATGTTCTCATAGCAGTTTGAGATCCGTCTTGTTGTGTGACAACATTTGAGAATCTAAAGTCATTAGTCAATGCTGTTAGCAAGTTACCTGCATCTCTTCTTGTTTTGTTAATATCAAAGAACTTGTATTGTGCACCAACATATCTAACTGTTTCTGTTGAAAGCTTTTTCTTGTTGTTAATAAGAATATCTCTCGCAAATTTAAACTCTGTGTTATCTTCCCAAGTAAAGTCTGGCAAGATTGTTGGTCCAAGATCTTTTTCATCCTTGTTAAGGAATGTTCTGTAATATATATTCGCCAAATCCGCGACGCGGTTTGCCTCGTATTCGGTTGTTGATTCACCTTTAATAACTGTACCTGGGTATTTCTCGAGCAATACGTCACGAGCAATTTCACCAAGCTTACGATATGATACCGCAGTTGGAATGCGCTGATCTTCAGGCAATCTGAAAATGTTATTCCAGAAATAGAACTCTGCGTTCCAACGAGAAGCTGAGTTACCGCCATAGTTAAGGTCATAACTAAACGCATCAACAAGATAACCTGTATCTCTGCGACATTTTGCTTTATCGTAATCAAGTGTATTAAATTCTGAATTGATAAACTCAATGACTTCGTCTGCCAATTCATCTTTATTCATTTCAATTTGTTTCGCTGCCCATCTCATTGAGCTATCAACCCAAGAAGTATCAGGCTCAACCAATCTTGGTACTGCGTCAAGGCTGTTTCTTCTGATTGCGTCTTCAATGATACGTACAAGATCTGCAACTTGTTCGCCTTCAACTGCTGATGCGGCTGAACCTGAAGTATCTTGCGTTGTATATGGAACTCTAATTGCTCGTTTCAATCCTTCTTCAGTTGCTGAAACAAATGTATGAGCACCAGTATAACCTGCACCGTCTCCTACGTTCATGGTAATCTTATCTGCTGTTACCATTGTAATCTGACAAGGCTTGTTATAGTATGGGTGACCAGGTTCAGGAACAGAGTGGTTTTGCGGTCCTGATCCGTTGTCACAGCTGAAGGTAAATGAGCTCGGCTCAAAGTTTACATAATCGCCGATTTCAAATCCATGACCTACACCAAGTGTTGCTGTAAACATACCTGAAACAGGATCATAGAATGCGTCGGTTGCTGTAAATCCTTGTTCGTATAGAGGCAATTCTTGTACGATATTTTCTACAACATCAGCCATTTCTTTGAAGAAGTCAGCAGATTGTTGACGTTGGTCAAATGGCAGTACGCTTGCTCCCCATTCAAAGTATAGTTGCGCAGCAATTCTTGTTGCATAGTTTGTGTTGTAGTTCATATCGTGCGATAGCGCATCAATAATAGAACCTACGTCTCTACGACATTTTTGTTTTGCATAACTTGCACCATTCCAAGTTTCTGTAATGTAATTAATAACGTTAGTTACAAGAGTTGGAATACTATCTTCAATTGCTTCTTTAGATGCAACAATATCATCTTGTATCCAAGTTGTCAATGGAGGTCTTTCTAACGGAATTGCATCCGTGCTATTGTCATCTGAAATATCCGCAATAATCATTGCAAGTGCTTTTGCTTCTGCTGCAATTTCTCTTCTTGCTGCAAGGTTTGTCATATCTTGTTTAATTGGGTTACCAATAACATGACCAATTGCGTTAATTGTTGCACTTACGAAACGATGAACTCCACCGCTGTTAGGTGGAAGAGCTTTACCAACATCAACTCTTACTGTTGTTGGCGACGCTTCAAGGATTTTGACCGGTGTATCATATGCTGGGTGATGTGATTGTGGATAAGCATGAACTGTTGCATAGTTATCTTGAGCACATGTGAATGACATGCTTTCCGGTTGGATCAAGATATAATCGCCAACTTTTAAGTTATGCTGATCTGTTGCAACCGCGCCGGCAAGTGCTGATACAAAAGTATGTACGTGTTGATAACCTGTCGGTGATGCACCTACGTTAATTGTTACAGATGTATCTGTTACCGCAGTAATTGCTGTTCGTTTACCGTAAATTGGATCTGTACTTGATACGGCATTATCATCAGCTCCTACAAAAATGTGAGCAGTACCGCCAGCGTATCCACCAACATTAACTGTAACTGTTGTTGGCGTATGAGCTGTAATCGCTACAGGTGTATCATATGCAGGATGTCCAATTTGTGGATAAGAGTGTGTAGTTGCATGGCTATCAAGTGCACAAGTAAATCTTATGCTGTTAGGTGCAAGCAATACATTTTCACCGTTCTCAAGGTTATGAGATTTTGTTACTGCATTAGAAGTTGCTGAAACAAATGTGTGGGCGTATTGTTGTCCTTCTGGTGAAGGTCCTACATTGACTGTAAATGTTGTTGCAGTAACTGCGCTAATAACAACAGCCGAGTCAACAATACGATCAGAACCTGGTCTTGGATATGTATGCTGAGTTACGTTACTGTCTTGAGTACAAGTAAAGGTTAAGCTGTTATTCGCAAAGTGTACATATTCACCAACTTTCAAATCATGGTTACCAATTTCAACAACCATTTTACCATTTGACGGATCGTAAGTTGTACCTGCAGCAGGAGTAAATTGTTCAGTATCAAGCAATGTTAATACCATATCACCTGACGTCGGATCGTAAGTTGTACCTGTCTTTGGTGTATATACTCTTTTACGAGGATATGCATGTGTTGTATTGTTTTCGTCAAAGTCACAACTAAATGTCATACCTTCTGGTGCAATTTCAATTTTGTCACCAATTTTTAATGTGTGGTTACCAATGTTAATTCTTAAGTTACCAGTTGCCGAGTCATAATCAGAGGTATTATTATAATGTGTAATACCATCGGCGGTTGCTGAAACAAATGTGTGAGCATATTGACTGTTAATATCAGATGCGCCAACATTAACCGTAAATGTAGTTGCATCAGAGGCTGATACTCTCAAAGGTGTACCGCTTGCTGGGTCAGTAGGTCTTGGGTAAGAATGCTGAGTTGCGTTACCGTCTTGAGTACAAGTAAAGGTTAAGCTGTTATCTGCAAGAATAATCAAATCGCCTGCAGAGATAGTTGAAGCATCCGCAACAGTAATTACTGACTCACCAGTTGCTGGGTTATATGTTGCGCTTGTTGCTGACATTTTTGCTTGTTCATCACCGTTCAATGGAGTAAAGTCTCCACCTAATGTCATATCAAGCATTCCTGACGCAGGATCATAATTTGCTGCGTGTGGAGTCCATTTGTTACCTAATTTATATCCAACAGGTTCTGCTCTTGTAATTTTCTCAACTTGTTTTGCCAAGTGAGTAAATGCTCTTCTTGTTGAAACTCGTTGATCGTAAGGTAATACGTTAACTGCATTTTTGAAATATAGTCCTGCAGCATTAACAGTACCTGAGTTACCACCGTATTGAATATCGTGAGCAACTGCATCAATGATATAACCTGTATCACGGAAACAACGCTCTCTATCATACTCAAGGAAGTTAAACGTTGTTTTCAGATAGTCGGTAATATTTGCTTGAATTGTTGGTGTACGATCTGCGATGATTTGTGCTTCTGCATCATAATCGTATGCAACTGCGCTAAGCGATGTTGATTGAGCTTCACGTACATCAGGCATATTAATTAATGAGTCTTCTGCAATTACATCTTCAACGATATTCCACAAATCTTTTTGTGCAATGCCAATTGCTGCAGCTACAGGACCAAATCCAGTATCCTGTGCAACACCGTTACCAGTTGAAGGTGTGATTGTTACTTTGTTCAAAATGTCTTCACAAATTTCTCCAAGGTGAGTATACAGAGCTGCGGTTGGAGCCCTTTGATCTGCTGACAATGTAGATAGACCGTTCTCAAAATAAAGTTTCGCTACGTCTCTCATTGCGGTATTTGATCCGTGCTGAATGTCGTAACAAACCGCATCTACCATAATACCTGTGTCTCTTTGACATTTTGCTTCTGAGTAATCAAGAGTAGGATAATTAACGTTTACCCAAGCTGTTGCTTCTGCTTGAATAAAGTTTCTGTTAATTTGTAAACCGTTTCTTGCATTTACGTAGTTGCCGCCTTGGTTTCCGGAACCGTAGTCATAGTTTGTTCCGTCAGGAGTATAGTCATCCACCATGGATCTAATAATATTATTGAAGGAAACCTGAGCGCGCGATAGTGCCACACCGGATAATAATGCCTCGATGTCTTTTTGTATATATTGGATTCCTTCAATTGTTTCGGCAAGTTGTTCTTCAATAACTTTATCAGCACCTACGGTACCAATACGATATGATTTACCAACATATTTGCCATTATAGGTTGAACCTGTTTGAACATCCCTGCGAACAGCGTCAAGAATAAATCCTGCATCTCTTGCGCATTTGTTTTCATCAAAAGTAAAGTGTTCTTTATCTACAAAACGAACGATTTCTTCTTGGAACCATTTACGGTTTTTCTCCAATGATTTTCTTGCAAAAGTTCTTGACGGCGGCATAATAGGAGCACCAGAAACCGCAGGCAATTTACCAGAAGAATAATCATCTACGCCTTGTGCAATAATTTCAATAAGATCATGTGCACGGTTACCAGTTGCAAGATCTGCAGCGGTCAAAGATGTATTTTGATCTACGGTATTGCCTGTTGTTGGAGTAACTGTTTGTCCTCTAACTACAAGTTGAACTACATCAGCCAAGTGAGAAAATGCAGCTTTTGTAGGTGCTCTTTGTTCTTCTGGCAATACGTTAACGGAGATCGGCGAATTATCAGAAAGGCTACCTGCGCCCCTTGTGGTGGCTTCGAAGTAGAAGTTTGCTGCATTGATAGTTGCAGCGTTACCGCCGTATTCAATATCTTCATCAATTGCGTCAAGAATATAACCAACATCCCTGTTGCATTTTGAAATATTATAAGAAAGACCGTTATAGTTATCTCTAATAAATTCAATAATGTCTTCTTGATACTTTTGTTTATTACCCAAAATACCTTGTGCGTCTGCGATAACAGTTGAGTTATAATCGGAAGTTAATGTTGGCTCAATTTCAACTTCTGCTCTTGTTGCTGCACCGTTGTTATTACGGATTTGCAATCCAATGTTATCAAACAGATCATATGCTTTTGTTGCAATTGTTGGATTAACCGCACGACGTACACCATTAGTTGTTGCTGATACGAAAGTATGAACTTTATCAACTTTTGCCTCACCAACTTGAAGAGTAACTGTTGTTGATGTTACAGAGTCAACTTTAACTGGCTTGTTATAAATTGGATCTGTTGGGCGAGGATGTGAAATATTAATTGGTGTTGGATCCGACGGCGACGTTGGGCAAGACAATGTAATTGCATTCTCATCAAAGATGATATAATCTCCTGCTACGAAACTATGGCGTTCACCTAAGGTCATTTCCATAACACCGGTGACGTGATCGTATACAACATTGGTTGGTGTATATGCTTCCGCCATATTTGCAGGTCTAATACAATCCGCTGTTGCTGATACGAAAGTATGAGCTCCTTGGTATCCGTTTGCAGCACCTGCATTAACTGTAATTGATGTTCCTGAAATTGCAGTAATAATAAACTGACCTTTGTAGTTTGGATCGTTTGTGTTTGGATGCGAGTCAGTACCGCCGCCACCAAAGCCACAGCTAAACGTAATTCCACCTGGGTCAATTGAGATACGATCTCCTACCGCAAACCCGTGAGTACCAATTGTTACTTCCATTACACCTGTGACAGGATCGTAAGTTGCGTTTGACGGAGTATAGTATGTGTATTCTCCGTAGACTTGCGCTTCAACTGCTTGATACTCCATGCAGTCAATACCATTAATAATGCGTGAAACCAATCCTGCAATAAACTTATATGATTCAGATGTTGGAACGATTTCTGCATCATCAAGAACGGATAGACCATTTTCAAAATACAGTCTTGTGTTATTTACCGTTGCCGCTGTTGAGCCATGTTGAATATCCCAAGATACAGTATCAATAAAGTATCCTAAGTCCCTCTTACATGCATCAACATTGTATCCGAAGTTTGGATATTTCTGTTTGATCCAAGCAATTGTTTCAGCTTGAATAAATGCTTTGTTTTCTTGCAACGCATTGCGCGCATTAAACGCTTCTTGAGATATTGAGTATGTACCAAAATCAATTGTGTCTGCATTGGCATTGCCGTTTTGCATAATATCAATGATTTCGTCAAATGCTGCGTTTGAGCGAGAAATTGCTGTTGCATCTGTTAATACGTCAGACGCGATTTCACCTTTCAGCCATGTAATTGAACCGACGGTTTCTGTAAGCTGATCGTTAATAACAACATCAGATCCCACGGTACCAGATCTATATGCCATACCTGTCATTACGGCGTTAAGATTAGATCCCGTCGCAACGTCTCTTCTTACCGCGTCAAGAATATATCCTGTATCACGGCGACATTTTGCATCTTCGTAAATGAAGTAGTTATCGTTAAGATACGCTTTGACTTCTTCTTGAATAAATTTCTTATTCTTTTTAATTTGTCTTGAAGCGTATGTACCTTGCTCTGACGCAGATACTTGCATAACCGATCCTTCGTCAGCTCTTACAAATGTATGAGTTCCGCCGTAACCGCCTGCGGTACCTGCATTAACTGTAATAGTGTTAGTAGTTACAGCTGTAATTTCAATAGGATGTTCGTAAAGTGGCTCACCTAATCTTGGGTGTGAGATTTCAACCGTATCAGAGGTTGCCGTATTAACACAACTAAATGTAATACCAAGTGGCATGATTTGAATATGATCGCCTTGGTTAAGACCGTGGTCCGCAATCGTGATATTCATAATACCTGTACCTGGGTCATAAGTAGAGGTTGTAGGTGTAAATGCTTTAACGAATTTAGCGGCATCTGTATGTTTTACCGCGTGGGCATTGATACAGCCTTTTGTAGCTGATACAAAAGTATGTGGCTCAGTATAACCGTTTGCGTTTCCAACGTTTACTGTAATTGAGGTTGCAGTTACAGCATGAATACGAATTGGTTCATCATGCGGTTTTTCTTTACGTCTTGGGTGTGTTAATTCAACAGTTGTATTTGCTGATGTATTTGCACAAGATAACGTAATTGACTCAGGATCAATTGAGATCCATTTACCAACAGGAAGAGTGTGTGAGCCAATAAAGATTTCCATATCACCATTAACTGGGTCATAGATAACATTTTGTGGAGTATAGCGACCTAACCATGGATCCGCAGCCTCACGAACCGCATTAGTATCAGCACGTACAAAAGTATGTGTTGAAGTATCACTTGACTCACCAACATTAATTGTAATCGTGGTTGCAGTTCTATCAGAAATAACGATTGGCTTTTTATATGCAGGGTGTTGACGTTCTGCACGAATACCGTCTGCTAATGCGCTTACAAATGTATGTGTTCCACCGCCATCAGTTGCAGCACCAACATTCATAGTAATTGTTGTTGATGTTACGGAAGTAATCTCAACTTGTTTTCTAAAGAATGGGTGATGGGACTCAGGTGCAGGGTGGTTTGTTGTATTACCGTCAAGCGCACATGTAAATGTTACGGCGCCATCTTTAAATTCAACCTTGTCTCCTGCTTGAAGATTGTGTGTACCAATTGTTGCTGTGAATACGCCTGAAGCAGGATCGTATGACGCATCAGTTGGAGTATAATCAGTAAATGTAGTTGCTGGGTAACCATGTTCTGTTACGTTACCGTCAAGAGCGCAGGTAAATATAAGGCTGAATGGCTCAAGGTAAATATGATCACCAATGTCAAAATCGTGGTCTCCGAGTGTAAGAACTGTTACACCAGTTTGTGGATTATATGTCGCATTAGTCGGAGTATATTTTTTACCATAGTTATTCAACAATCCTGTGATTTCGTCAAATGAGTCGTTTAATCTATCAACAGCAATTGAGTTTCCTGCCGCAGTTGTAGCAGCTGACGATTTCATAAAGTTAACTGCACCAACGGTTTGTTCAAGTTGATCTGTAACTGAAACTTCGCCTGATTTTGTACGATAAGCAATACCTGTTTGAAGAGCGTTAAAGTTCGTACCTAACAACAAGTCTCTTTGAACGGCAGGCATAATGTACTGAGTTGTATCTCTTTGACATTTATCACTGTCATAAAAGAACCATTCGTTGTCAGCCCAAGCTTCCATATAGTCTTGAATATATTCTTTATTTGCTTGAAGTTGTTTTCTTGCATTCTTTTTATCGCCGTCAAGTAATGGGCTATCAGAGAATGTCATAACTTCACCAAGAACGGATACTGATTTTGGTTTTGCGGATACAAATGTATGAGCAAAGTTTGCACCAGTTGTACCTGCGTTCACAGTAATTGTTTTTGCTGATACGTGTTCAATTGGTAATGCTTTATTAAAGTTCTTTGTATCAGATCTTCTTGGGTGTTTAATTTCCATTACGTTATTATCTGAAGTACAAGTAAACGTAAATGCCTCTTCAGCAAAAGTTACGAATTGACCTTTTTGTAATGTGTGATTACCAATTGTGATAACCATTCTTCCTGTATCAGGTTCGTAAGTTGCTTTGGTTGGGCTAAATTTAGTTGTTCTTGTATTATCAAGAATATCAATAATTGTGCTAAACTTGTCAAACGATCTTTCTGCCATCAATGCAGAGTTTGCTTCTACAAGTTCATCTGTAACTTTACGTAATTTTTCAAATGTGGCAACAGTTTCATTTCTTTGTTTATCTGCTACTGTTGCTGATTGTTTGAAATAGTATGCTTGACCTGCAATATTTGAGTTGTAGTTTGTGTCAAGTAATGAATCCCATTTAACGGCAGGCAAAATATATTCTTGCATATCTCTACGACATTTTTTGCTGTCATATGAGAAGAATTCATCGTTATTATCAATCCAATCTATCATACCGTTAATAATCAAATCACGGTTATCTTGAATTAATTCACGAGCCGCTGTTCTTGCAACATTTCCTGTATCTTGCCAAATAATATCAGAGGCATATGACTCAGAATTGTCAAGTATGCTTAGTGTTTCATCAAGAGATCTATTTGCTCGAGTTAATACTTCAGTATTTGCATTTGCAAATAGTCTGTTAATTTCTGATTTAAGATGTTGGTTTGCCCCAAGCGTTTCAGTTTGTTGCTCGTTTTTAACAACGTATGAAATTGGACTTTCGTATGCAATACCGTTTAAGCGGCCCCAATAGTTAGTATTAAGAGCAACATCATATCCAACACTATCAACAATAATTCCTGTATCTCTAAAGCATTTTGCTGCATCATAACCTTGATAATTCAAACCACCATTTGCAGTATTTGCTGTTAGGTAGACTACCATATCTTCAACAATTTCTTCTTTGTTATCAAGAATAATATCAGCAAATGTTGTATTTGAGAACAAAGTAGCACTTGTTTCGGCTGGTGTAAATACCGCAGTTGAACCTTTTGCGCGCATTGAGATGTCACCAAACTGAGTACCTGAGTTGTTCAAGGTCATTTGTCCGCCGTTCAACGCATAGAACGCAGTACGAACAAAGATTGACAATGAACCAATACCGTTAACACCGGCACCATCTCTTGCCACATAACCCATACCGTTTTGAGTACGAGGTGTAAAACCAAAACATAGTACGTAAGTATAAAGTGAGTCAGGGTCTAGTACTCGACGATCAGCAAGCATACATCCGCCGCCACGACCTACAAGTCTGTTAGGGAAGTCGTCAATACCAAGTCTATCAATTGTTGCTGTTCCACCGGACTCAGCATAAAGCATATCACCTGGCTCAACATTACCTTTTAAGTTTCTTACGTAAATTTGTGAGTTTGAGTCAATGTCCGCAATGTATGAAATAAAACCAGACGCACCAGATGAGAAAGTAACTTCATCATCAATTGCAAAGTTAGCTTGGGTTGAGTGACCTGCTACCATATAGAATTCTTGACCAAGGTCAGCGATTGTACCTTTTGAGTTAAATGGATTAAGAGGTGGTTCAACGTCAAGACGGTTAAAGTTTGACAACTGAGAGGAGTCACGAATATATGGAGAACGGCGAAGCAATGCACCTGGGCGATATGCCACAGCAAAACCACCTTCAGGGTAATCAAAGTTATCAACTTCAAAGTTCATATATGCAAAACCTTGAACATAACAACCTGAACCAACAAGAACACCGTTTGTTCTTTCATATCCAGGTTTCTTTTCAATAACTGTTGCGTACTGTCCTGCAGTTGAAGTCATAGAACAATCATCAGGAAGAACAATTGGATCATCCACATAATATGTTCCTGGGCCAACTGAAATGTGTACAGCGCTGTTAAGTGCGTTACGATCTGTTACACCACCAGCTTTTTCAATTGCAAGTTGAGATGCTCGAGCAAGAGTTTTAACAGGCTTAAGTAATGTACCTGGGTTGTTGTCATCGCCATCAACGGCAACGTGGACTTTAAGAGCTTTTTCTGTTGATTTAGAAATTTCATCAAAGAATTGGCGATATGTAATTTGTTCTGTATCACCAGTCTTAAAGTTTTTGATTGCAAAGTAGCTATCTTCATCCATGTTTGGCTGCCATACTTTATGCAGCTCCATGTCAAAGTCAACAAGTTTAGAATCTTCAATTGTTGTGTTAGAAAGTTCTGTGTCTTGAATAACGCCGTCTACAAAACTTGACTTGTTTGAGATTGCCATACCTTGAGAGGTAGAGCTTGTGATTGTCATATTTGTAGCAACAACATCTTCCATTGAACCTTGGAACGATGAATTAGTAATTACGTTATTATCAAGAGTACCATCTTGAATTGTTGTGTTTGTAAATACGTTATTGTTTCCAGTTCCATCGGAAAAGTCGGAATTTACAATGTTTATATTATTTGCCGTACCGTCATTAAATTCAGAAGAAGTAATAACAATGTTATTCGCTACGGAGTTAATAATAATTCCTTGGTCAATTGTTGTATTGGTAAAGATATTATTGTTACCTGTACCATTGCTAAAGTCTGTTGCGGTAATTGTAGAGTTACTTACCGCGGTATCCCAAATTTGACCGTTTGAGAATCTTGAGTTTGTAATATCAACGTCGTCGAGATCTGTATTAATGATTGTGCTGTTTGAAATTGAACCATTGGCGAAAGACGTTGTAATGATTTCACTATTCGAGATGAAAGCATCTTCAAGAATAAGTTCATCAATAGAAATGTTCGTAAGGATAAGACCGTTTGCAGTACCTTGTTCAATTGTGACGTTATTATATTCTGAGTTGTCAATACGAGAATTTGTAAAGACGTTATTATTACCTGTACCGTTGGAAAAGTCAGAGTAATCAATTCTTGAGAACGTAAATACGTCATTATTACCAGTACCATTATTAAACTCAGAACTTGTAATAACTGAGTTTGTCATGGTTATATTGTTTGCGGTAGCAGTTAATATATTAGAGTTTGTTAAGGTGTTACTATCAAGGGTCCCAGTATTAAACTGCGACTCTGTGATTAGAAGATTTCTACCATTTGAGTCGAAAATTGTTACACCAGATATTAGACCACCAGTGATCGTAATTCTATCAAAGATTTCATATTGTAAGGCTTGTACAAGTTCGGCCCTTGTGATGTTCTTTGTACCGTCATCCCCTTGAATTAGGTTGACGATAACGAAGAGATCTTCTGTCCGCGTATTGGCACCGGTTATTGGACCGAGTTCTGAAATTTTTGACATTCGAAATATCCTATTTCATTTTCTTTTATTTTATTTATAAAGCTTTCTAATGAGTATTTATCTCAAATCAAAGTTTGTTATGATAACGGAGGAAATAAAGGAGTCCGTTCAACATCTACTCTTTCTGTAATAAACACAAAGAAAAATCCGTGTATGTGTGTTGTTCTTTCTAAAAATTTAGGAGTCATCATAACATTATCAAATATTCCATTATATATGGTTACAGCTGTATTCCATTCATTAATAAATCTATCACCGCAAACAGCTGGGTTAGGTGCATTAGGAAACTTGGCTCTTTGATTTATACAGTCTTGTGACTTTATCAAAGTTAAGTTATCGTTTTCATCAATACTCCAAGTGTAATTGGTCGTTACGTGTTGGCCGTCTTCAAATCTCCATCTTTTACTAAATGCTTTAATATAATTAAATCTATTAAGAGTAGTATTAAAAGTTAATTTAAATCCACCGCCACGTAAAATTTCTGCAATCGTAAGATCTGTTCCTACGAGTGTACCATCATCTTGTTTCCACTTATCAAACATACTTAAAACTTCATTGAAACTTTCACGGCCTGTAATACCAAAAACAATTTCTTCTGAATTATTAAAAGTTCTTGAATCAATACCTAGATAGCAATCTGATGTTACAGCAAATTCTTCCCACCAAGACATTAAATAAGTAGGAGCAGTTCTACCATTATCAATTAATATTTTTTCCATATGAGTTTGATTTGCATCATGCAAAGCATATCCCCATGTTTTTTCTGCGTCTCCTTTACGAATTCCTATTGCAAACATTTTTTCATAAATAGAGTCATTAATAACTATTGAGCCTTTTTCGGCTACCTGATCCATTATTAATTTAAAAGTATCAATTCTATTTGTCATTAATTTGTTACCACATGATTACCAGTTGAATTATTATTTCCGGCTGTGTATGCATACGTTACACCATCATAAATGTATTCGACATAACCTGGACCACCTGCACCACCCACTCCGCCAGCCTGATTGTTATTAGCCCCACCGTTACCTCTTGCTCCTAATGTCCAAGGTAAAGTTGATCCATATGCAACCAATCCATTAAATTCTTGACTACTCCCTGCACCGCCGCCACTGCCTCCATTTCCGTCAGTCGCGAAACAATAGTTATCCGAGTTTCCTCCACCACCGCCACCACCAGATCCTTTAGTGCCAGCACCCCCTCCGGCGCCTGCGGCGTTCGAGATTGCGTTCGTATTTGGCTCATTTGGTGCTCCACCGGCACCGCCGTTTGCAAAAATCGACGCACCTCCTGCAGTACCTGTTGTAGTACTCGATCCACCTGCAGCGCCGCCACCGCCGCCACCGCCAGTAAGACCTTCGTTGTTTCCATCAGCTTTAAGGATAGTAGTTGAACTTGTTTGTCCGGAATTTGCGTTATTATAGTTGATGGTATAGAAGTTATCAATAGGCCTTCCTGCTCCACCACCACCGCCGCCGCCTACAAGTTTAGCTTGTAAGTCAACAGCTCGAGAAGTTCCGTAAAAGTCGGATAAAGAAATTGTACCTGATGTTGGAATGTTTGCATTAATAGCAGCTTCAGGCACATATAATCCACCTCGATAATATTCCGATATACTTATCGGATTACTACCTAAGAATTCGCCTTGAATATCTGATAGACTTATCGGTCCGCTAGTCTGAAGCACCATCTTTTAGTTTTTCCACTTCTTGGCTGAGTTCCTTAATTGCCTCAATGAGAAGGCCTACGATGTTTCCATACCGAACAGCTTTATACGTTTCGCCGTTTTCGTTTGTTGCATCGTAAACTATACCTGGAAGAACTTTTTCGATTTCTTGCGCTACCACACCCGTCGCAAGTTCGGATTTTCCTTTATAGTTAAATGTGTATCCATTAATTTGAGATACTTTTTCAACAGCATCGGTAATTACTTCAAGGTTTTCTTTAAGTTTCAAATCTGAACCACTATATGCTGTTGTAACTTCACCTATAGCAAACACATTGTTTGCCACAAGGTCGCCTACAGTCATCGTACCACCAACAGTTAAATCCTCTCCTACAGTAACGTCTTCAACCGTTATTAAATTTGGGACTGTAAGTGTTCCTGCTGGTGATAAAATAAATCTTGTAACGCCTGTACCAGTGTCAATAATAAAGTTAAGATCTGTTGTATTATCAATTCCTACATCCCAAGATGTAGTTCCGTCAGACCAACGAACAAGAGGGCCTGCGGCTGAATATGTATATGTTTGAACAACTTCTTGTGAAGAAGTTGTAATATTGATAGGAGAAGTACTGCTAATTGATCCACCGCCTGTATATGCGGCTAAGCCGTTTGTTCTTACCTGAGTTGTTGCTAAAAGATTGTCTGCTGTAAAATCTCCGACAAGAGTTGCATCACCAGTTGTACTATCACCGGTTGCAGAGGCTGTAATCGCATCCGATTTAAATAAATCTACTAATTCATTTGTTTTGTCAAACCAACTTTGGAATGTATTACTGACAACAATATTTTGTAAACTTGGTTTTGCCATTTTATGTGTTCTCTATCTTTTCTAATACTTCCGTGACGCGAATAAGAGTCGTTCTAATATTATTCATCTCAAGGCTTAACTTTTCTACCCTACGATGCAATTCTCTTTCTTGTTTATATTTATTAAGACTTTGCACATCGTTGTTTATAAGTGCCTGTGAGTGTATATCGCGTTTCATCATGTTAGTGCAATTCCTCTATAATCACTTACAGTTGGAACTCTATATGTATTATCCGAAAGCAACTCAATTTTAATTGCAAATTTTCTATAACCTTGGAACTGTCCTGCGCCTGAAGTATATTGAATAACATCGTTCCCGTCTTTTGCTGAATCAGGAACTCTAAATTTAAACTCACGATAATCGTTTATGTTTATATCCGAGCAGAATTGATTGACGCCTTCAAACAATTCCAATTCAATCCAAGGACAAGAATCAAACGAAGACGAGTCCATATAGTTTTGAGGTTTTATATAACACTTAATATCAGTAGCAGTCGGTCTGTACGCCGTCATTATGACATTCATATCTTCGGCATCAAGGTTTTCTGCGAGTTCAACAGTTTTCGATATGTATTTTGAAGTAGTTGTTGAACTATTTGAAACTCTGTATTGATATGCGATTAGAGTTGCGGTTTCTAAATCAACAAACGGTGAAACATATGCAGACGTGCCGTTATCCATTGTTACCGTAATCTCAAACGGTTGTGTTCCGCCAACATCGTTTGATTTACTGTAAACTATATTACCTTTTCTATTAAAGAAATTATTATCTGCAAACTTCATAGGCAAATTATAACTTGCCAATACGTTATTAGAGTCAACAAACCTTCCACTTATACCTGTTGATGTAATTGTGTCTGTTGCTTTTGTAATTTTAGGCTGGATATATCCAATTGTGATATTATCAACAGTGCTAATAGTGCCTGTAGTGCCGCTGTCAAGCCCTGTCAGGTTGTTTGATGCTGCAAATATATCTACTCCGGTGGCATTACTGTTTTTCAAATAAAGCTTCTCAGGCTCTCGTGGATTGTGATACAAGCACTCTCCCATTGTAATTGGATATGAGGTACCATTTGAAACAGCAAACCAAACCTGATTTTCTAATGTCATTGAAGCTGCACCTTCAACGGACGCAATTGTAAATATATCTTTATATGTATTGGATGAGTCTGTAAGAATAATTTGATCGCCAGCCGTATAAGTATCATCTAATGCGGTACCTGTAACTTGGTCAGAACCAATTGATGCAAATACGTTTGCAGATGTACTACCTGAAAGCGCACGTTGTGCATAAACTTTTTCACCTACGTTAAAGGCGCCAGAATAAGCGGATAGTGTAAAGAATTCCATATTTGACGCTTCAAACGTAACGGATCCACTATTGCTACTAAATACATGACGGTATAAATTAAATTTAAGATCTTCATCTTGATAAGATTTCCATGCACGATTGTTTGTTGACGTAAACAAAACACCGTCACCCCAGTCTTGAACAACTGCTTGACCGAGTTCTGACCCAGCAACAATATTATCTTCACCCACCTTTGAAGTAAAGATTAAATAATCAGGATCGTTTGCGTCTGGCATGACAACAATTGCATATTCTTTGTTTGCATCTAAACGTACAGGTGCTTTAAAGTCAACTGTTGTTACTTGACTTGCATCTTCCGATATATTTACTTGTGAAGGCAATAAATGAACTTGCGAGAACGGAATAATTTCAGGAGCAGGATAACCGTTGTCAACTTCTCTTAGCATAACGGTAATCCCATTGGTTGTTGATTTTTTTCTAAAATACAAGTCAACCTTTGAAGCATAAACTGCGTTATCGCCATTTGTCATATCTTCTTTAACAAAGAATGTTTGTGATAAAGGATCACCTCTTCTTCTACCGCGATCACGGGAGGGCTCTCTTCTCCGTCTTGGAAGGTTTCTCTCTGTGACAGTTGTATTAACACCAAACTCAGGAATACGAGTTGACATTGTTAAATGAGTTCTTTCTACTGAAATATTAACTGCATGGTACATAAGAGAACCATACGAAGTTGAAGCAGAATCAATATCAGTATACGCATTAACGTCAACAACCTCAAGCATTCTATCACCGACAAAGAATGTTTCCGCTGGGATTACAAATACCGCTCTTAAAACACCGTTTGCGTCTGATAAAACAGCAGCGCCTGCGGCACCGTATCTTGCTACTTCTCGAGCTTCATCACCGCCAGCTCCTGGATATACATTTGCATTAACATCCACTTTATCAAAGAAGAAATAATGGCGAGTATTAGGACGTAGGCCAGAAAGATAAATTTTAACTTCTCTTGAGCGAGCAAATGGTGAAAAGTTAACGTTTGAAACAAATTCACCACTTGTTGTTTTTGTTTCTTCACCTGTAAGGGCAAGAGTTCTACGAGTTGTTGTTTCTACTCTGTTTGTTCTTGTTACGGTTGTACCGGTTAAAGGAACAAATTGCTGTAAGTTGTCAAGAAAGTTTTGGAATGGATCTAAAAAGTCAGCACTTAAAGTAACTGGGTCGCCAATTGTATCATGAACATTATCGTGGTCTGGTGATAATTCTCCAAGACCTACATAGCTATAAAAGTTACTTACACAATTTCTTGATCTTGTTGCGTAGTCTTGTTTAATAAACGAAGCATGAGCATTACGCGCAAGCGTTGCTGCTGTCGCTATATTTGTATCTGGGAAAATCGTGGCATTCGTTGATGATTTGAATTTAAGATCAATAGGGAATGTTCTTAAAGCAGGTTGTAAAATTTCTCTATCAAAAGGTACAGAAGCTAAGAAGTCATTATTCTCAACATTTGCAAGATTAAGATTTCTAAATGGATCAACTATATACCCATTCTTAAATCTTGTCAATCCATTTGTGTCAAGAATTTGCAAATTAAGTGTATCTTGTTCGAGTTGATTGAGTTGTGTATAATATTCAAGTGCATCAATACGTTTCTCAAGATCATTAATCTCTTTCATAGTATAGTTTTCAATACCCTTAGAGCTTACACTAACTGCATATGGATTTTTACCTTGCTGTTGCGCTTCTCTTGGAGTTAATGCAGGAAAGCCTGGGATACCAATTTGTGATATAACCATTCTGTCCGCGGGAACTTTTGGCGGAGCTGGTACATCATCTTCAGTTCCTACAAGCAATGAAAAGCGGCCATAAGAATCAATTGTAACCAAATCAATTCTTGCTAAATAGTTTTCAATATCAACTGTTGCTGCTCTGTTTAGAGCAGGTGTTAGTGGAGGCGTATCCGCAAAAGTAATATTAGGATCATCAACCGTTCCGCTAATTACAGGAGCAGCGCCTGCGCTTGTTGCGGTATAATCTGCTGCTGCATCAGGATCTACGTGCGGCCTAAAATCAATACATTCTCTTAAGTTATATTTACGACCATTTGTTCCTTGATAAACAGGAATAGAATTTGAACGTATGCTTCCTGCGCCGAGGGTTGCAGATGTGTCGTCTACTGGGTAACTGTCAACAGTGAAGAAGTTAATTCCTGTACCACCGTCGCATTGATAAACGTCAAGTAAAATTGTCATTTGCCCTGTAGCCGGTTCAGGCCTATTTGGAATAAATTCCATATATGAAATATCATAATAAGTATCTTTTTGGTTTGTCTTTAGACGGAAACTATTCGTTACGTCATCACCGGCCGAGTCAACAATTTGTCTGATATTATAAACGTCAGGGAAACCTAATGAATACTTTATAGTACCGCCTGCATAAGTAACCTTAATATATGGTGATACGGATAATTTTGGATGAGGCGTTGCAACTTCATCTCTTTTATCAACGTACACAGTACAAGGGTTTACAGGTACACCAGTTACGCTAAAGTCAATTTGTGAGTTGTTCACCGAATAAGCAATTGAGCCTGATACTGGGAATTGTTGGTTGTTGTTATCAATAACAAGAATATCACCTGCAGCCATTCCTGCTGGAAAATCGTATCCTACTCCTGAAGTTAGAGTAAACGCAGAAGTTGAAGCATTAACTCCTGTAATCTTTTCTCTAATCGGTACAGCAATATCAGAAATACTTTTTGTGCTAAATACACCGCTGTCAAAAATAAGTGGTGCCTTTCTAACATCTTGAAGCGTAGATCCTGCGGCAATTGTAACATGGCCTGATCCTGTTGATATTCTTTCTACGTTAGCAAAGCTATTCGAGCCTGTCATCTTTATACCATAAAGATATACTTTATCTGCAAAGATGTTTTTGACAAAAGCAGTACCTATGTTTGCACCGCCACTTGTTTGTAGATTTGCTTGGGTACCGTCAATATCAAGAGTACCTGCGTGTCCTGTTACGGCAATATAAGATCCATAGTTAAATGATACTGACGTATTTTCCTGAACTGTGGTTGAAGTAATATCAGGAATAGTAAAATCTCTTTCACCTAAATTTTCAACTCTATATCCTTTAACGTATGCTTTACCTGGGCCAACTAATACTTGTAAATCTGTACCTCTACGATCTGTGCGTACATCAAATTTATCTACAATATAGTTTCCTGACTCTTCATACGTACGGCGAGCAAATTCTTCACCAAGAACGTTAAATTGAGCAATATCTCTTAAGGCAACTGCATTCCCGTTTTGATAACGAATGAGAGTAAAGAAGTCTTCGGAAGTATCTGCTAATATTGTATTTAATGCTGTAAGGGTTGGTGTTAGTTTAAGTCTATCCGCGCCAGGTGCGTTTTGGTTTACAGAACCAATTGCATTATCATACAAAGACGGATCTTGTAAATAAGAAATAAGTTCTTCTGTTACCGTATATCCAACCGATACTCCATCTGGCTCATTTGAATATTTGTCTACAATAAGTATTTGTGGAGCAGTAAAAAGAAAATGACCTTTTTGAAAAATAATACCAGGAGACGACTGAATACCATAAGAAGAACCGGTTTCTGCTGTTTGGTCAGTCACGTTGATTGTCGCAACAACAGTCGGACCTGGTTCTGTTGGGTGAGGATTACCTCCTACGAATTTTTCTCTAGTAATTGTTAGAGTTTCACCACGATCAAATGCTTTAACTGTATTTGCAGGTGTTGCTGTATCTTCGTTTGTAGTCAAATAAGTGATAAAGAACGTATTAAGATTTGGCGGTCTTGTTTGGAAACCACGTTCAGCACTAATGATTTTTGCAGACAAGTTTGTGTCGGAACCAGTTGCTTTATAAACAACATCTACTACAGTGTCAGCCCCACTAATTGACTCAGTTACTTCACCGCTGATATAAAGAGTAGGGTCAAAGTTTGTAGCAACACCGTCTTGTAGTTTAACAAACTTTAAGCCTTGTATTTCTGTAAAGTTACTACCTTTAATGATAGAACCTTCTTTGTAAATATTGTCACCAAACTGTTCAATCTGATTTTGCAAGATTGATTGTAGTTGCGTCAATTCCCTTGCTTGAACCGCAAAAGCCGGTTTAAACATGATTTTATAGAATTGGTTCTCTACATCAAAATCATCATAATATGGAGAGATGTTTAAATTTGTATTAATAGGCATGTGATTTCCTTAAAATTCCAAAACCAGTTTATACTCTTCTCTTGAGGCGGATGTTCTTTCGAGTGGGAAAAAGTCTTCCATAAAGTATACTTCGCCTGAACGTTGAATGTATGGTGATTCTATTATATTATTTGCTGTCGGACTATTTATCGTAATTATGTTACCTGTTGGAGTTTGAAAGTTTTTCGCCGGATCAAGTGGAGTATCATTTGAACCAATATTACTATATGCTCCCATATAATTTGACAAATAAACAGTATTTGCACTTGTTGTAATTTCGTGTACAGTACCTGAAAAGGTGATTATGTTATTATTATCAACCTGTGTTAAAACATCTCCTACAGAAATAGCTCCATAGTCGTCAGTAATAATTGCAATTCTATTATCAAATACGTCAGGAGTAGTATAATTAGGATCTGTGTTTGCCCATTCTGGATTTTTTACTATTCCAATATAAGAATAGGATCCTGTTGCTCCAATTTGATTGTTATCCGTTTCAGTAATGTAACCATAAAACCCAAGGTGACGACATTTAAATTCATCAATCTTATTAAAATTATGACCTCCTGGCGGTGACAAAATTGGTTTAAGAGTTGCTCTTAAATCTGTTGACAACGCATCATCAGGATTAAAGTCATATAGAGGATCTTTAACTGTTGCTGTCACATTATTATAACCTGTACCACTAGCAATCATTTGAACACTTCCAATTTGTCCACCGGAAATAATTGGAATTGCTTGTGCACCGGTTCCATTTCCTACAATTTCAATAGTCGGTAATAATTGAACCGAAGAAGAAACAGGTATGCCTGATGGATCTCCACTTACAATAATAGTTGCAAATCCTGATCCAAGATCATAAGTAGACGATGCAATTTCAAACAAAGAAGATTCATTTGTTGTAATATTAGTAACATATGCTGACATGCCTGCATAGAAGTTTTCAATTTGTTCTACACCAGAACCGTTTACAATAATAGTCCCAGTTGAAGTAGGAGGCGATGCAATTGTTGTGGTCGCAAAAGGATAACCTGAGTTTCCTGTTGGATTTTCAACAAAAATTTGGTCAACTGATGAGTCAGGAATTGTCACCTGAGAATTGGCAACAGGATCAAGATCAGGAATATCAAAAATTGGAATATAACCGATTGCGTTATATGCTTCAAATTCTGTTTCGGTTAGATCATACATAAATTTCCATACGTATCCATCGCCCGTAGGATATATTTGATCCGTTTGATCCACAACCCAGTTTGGTGGTGATTCAACCGCAGCACCATTGTTATTGAAAAGACACTTATAAATGCGATAATCGCCAGTATCGTTTGCAGTAGGACCTACAACACAATAAAATTTGTCATCTTGAAAGTTTGCCCTGTCATCATATTGAGTAAATACTTGACCTTTTTGCCAAGGATAATATTTAATCATAAAATTAACGTCTGTATTTAATATCTTTTTGCCAAAAACAGTTTTTTCCAAAAAGTTATTTTTACTCCACTGTGAATTAACCGCGGTCAGTCGGTCGTTAACAGCTGTAGTGACAGCTGAAACGAATATGTAGTAGTCATTATTCTGAACATCGTTATAAAACAATCTCAGGGTGTCTGAACTCAAATCAGTTGTAAGTATTTCTGCCATTTTTCACTTTACTCTTTTCTTATATTTATAAGTTTATCCGCTCTGCCGTACTTTTACTCTTGGGTAAACCGCGCCAGAAGTTGTTCTTTTACCATCAGTAAATGATCTTTTAAATCCTCGCCCATCAAAGGCCGCGCGATAAATTGGTGTTCCTACTGCGTCCGTATATCTTACACCGCCATTTAAACTTGAATTAAGAGAGATTCTTGCAAGATTGCTGTTCCCTTCATCTTCAGTTCTTGTAATGGTTGCATTTGCTGCGGCAACGGAAGACCAATCAGTACTTTCAACGCCGTATCCGTTTTCTTTAGCAGAACCTTGTAATAAAGATTTAACTTGAAGAGGAGTTGGATAAGATCCAGTATAATGAAAGTATTTTTCCATTTCACAGGCGGCCTTTCCAACAACGGTCGGGGTTGCACAAGAGGTACCACTAAAATATCCCCATCTTCCATCGGCCATTGTATAAGTAGGATATGCAGTCCACGTATCAGAGCCTTTTCCTACAATATCAATTCCTGGACCTCGTGTTGAATAACCGTCCAAGATAGGATATTTCATTGAGTTTTGTCCTGCTGCAACATCAATACTTTTATCTCTTTTACAACCTGCAGGTCCATAACTTCTTAAAGGATAATATGTTGTTGCACCGCTAGACGAGACTGAACTAATAG